AGCCCCGCATTTTCTTAGGGAGTTCCTCGACAACGTAATCATCGTTGCGTCTATCGGGGTACACAAGCCTCGCTAGTATCAACGTGTCCAGCACCCTGCCCTCTGGTTGCCACTTAGGGTGCAACCTCTTGATAGCCGGGATATCAAAGTTCTGGACGTTATGTCCCACGATCACATCAGCCAGTCGCAACAACTCTAGTCCCTCTTCAATGTTACCTTCTTGAGTATTGAAGGTTAGGACTTCTTCGTTGCGAGTGTCGGAGATAGCAATACAGTGGATAACCCGCACCTCATCTAACGTGCGGAAGTCAATAATCCCATTCGTCTCAATATCGAAGACGAGTGTCTGCATTTTGTCTCTCCTTAATTTGGTGGGTTTGTAGTTGTCTCACTTGGTGCGGCCACTGTATCCGGGGGTGACCACTCGTGCAACCTACCTGTCTCCTTATCGTACTCCAGCAGACAGGCTATCCCGGTGTCCCCGCTGTAGCGGTTCTTGAGCACCCGGACAGATAGGTAGTTAGCAGTGGTTGCATCCTGCTGGTTCCTCTCCATGCCTATGACAGCGTCAGACAACTGAGCAATGGCATGGCTACCTCTCAGTTGACTCAGGCTCGTCTGAGCCCCTTCCTCATGGCCCCGACCATCTGGCCTCTTCAGGTGGGACACAAGGACCAAGGAGATCCCCGTCTCCTCCACGAGCGATCTCAGTTTCGTCATGGTGTTGTCGATCATCCTTCGTTCATCACCCTCTCCGAGTCCACTTACTACGATACTCAGGTGATCAAGAATGATATGACTACACCCCATCGACCTAGCCATGTACCTGATCTGACTGATCAAGGTAGCCGGGTCCTGAGATCCCCAGTGGTCATACAGGACCATCCTGCCTGACCCCACTGAGTGCTCAAACGCTTCCTTCTTCTGCTCCTCTGTCACCTCGTACTTCTCCCACAGGTGGGGAGCACGATTGAGGTACACACCCATGACACTTTCAGCACTTCGCTTCAGGCTTTCTTCAAGAGCGATGTACCCAATCTTATATCCCTGAGCAATGAGGTAGTAAGCGAGTTCCCGACAGACTGAAGACTTCCCTATACCAGTACCAGATGTGAGAGTAATCAACTCCCCTTGTCTGATACCGAACAGTTTGTCGTTCAGTCCTTCCCACGGGTAATCTACTGTGGGGATAGCCTCTGTCTTAACGATGTTATCCCACAGTTCCTCGCCCGGTACCACCCCATCGGGGCGGAACACCTTAGCACCCCAGATGGCATTGACTACTTCATCTCCTTTGCCTGCCATCAGGCACTCGTTGGCATCGTTGCCGGGCATTAGTGTTACGATCTTTGCTTTGCCGGGGGTCAGCAGGACAGCACAATCACTCGCTGCCTTCCTCCCTGCGTCATCCTGATCAAAGCAGAAAACCACGGTATCAAACTTTTCCAGCCAATCCAAGTCCTTAGCGATTGCCTTTGAGGCGGCGGCTGCCCCATTCGGTAGGGAAACAACAGGCCACTTGTTCGAGAACAACTGTGACACCGTGAGCGCATCAACCTCGCCCTCTGTCACTGTGACCATCTTGCCACCCTCCCTCCAGAGATCGGTACCCCAGAGTCCTACATTCTTACTGGACCCCAACCACATGAAGTCCTTGTTAGGAAACCGAAGTTTCTGACCGACAACTTTGCCGCCCCCATCTTTGTAGTTAGCAACCTGAACCGGAGTGCCCTTCCACTCGCCCACACCGTAGCCCCACTTCTTGCAGGTGTCTTCGGTGATCCCTCGACGAGTCAGAGCCATTGGCTCATACTCAATGTTAGCCATAGGATTAGTCTCCTTTATCTCTAGGCCATTTACGCCTTCGTAATAAGTACAACCGAAACAATAACCGTGCCCATCAGTGTAACGTGCCAAGTTATCCTTGGACCCACACGATGGACACGGCTCATATTTCACGAACTCAGAGGAGTCTGTATTGTGCATACCTTTTCCCCACTAGGTCTTCACGCATTATGGTTTGAATCCGATGACCGTCCCGACGTAACTCGTGTACTCGGGGGGCTAATCGGAAGATCCCATAAACAGTGAGGGCCTCCATTGGAGTGATGGTTGATCGCTCCTTTAGGTGGGTCAAGACCACTTCCTTGTGGCCCACCCTCCTAGGGGTTGAGGTTAGTGACTCCTTGAATAGCATCATCTGTTTCATCTTTAGCCTCCTTGTTCTGACAGATGACATCGAGAAACTTTTGCGTGTCCTCGATACGCAACACAACTAGCCACGTTGAGTACCCATCTTCTCGCATCAGGACAACAGGAATATCCTCTTCCCGTTTGTCCCTCTCCGCTTGTTCCATGAAGTGGGTCGCGGCTATCTTCTTTCTCCTCTTTACTTCGACATGCAAACCAGTCCCGGCGTGAAGGAGGTCTGCCGCATACGCCCCGCCAGCCTGAGCAGAGCGTATGCAGTCAGGACAGAACCAATGCTCTCGCACATAGTTCCTAGCCTCCAACTCACCACGTTTTCCCTTCTGTCGGGAATTCAAAAGTCTGCATCTTTCGGTTCAGTAGTCTCATCGACAACGGGTGTGTCGGGAAGATCAAGGGCTTCGCCCTCTGCTGCGAACCCGAAGTCCTCAGCCTTACCTCCACCACCATACTCGATCAGTTCAATAACCTGCACACCACGGAGGCGAAGTGAAACACCAGCCCCAGCAATCGCGGTGTACCAACCATCAACATGATGGTTCACCTTGAGGACGCTGCCCCCGCCAATCTTCGGAACTACTGAGGAGGGAATAAGTTCTCCTGCTGGACCGAAGATCTTTGGACGCTGTTCCCACGGGGTTCCATCTTTCGATGTACCACGTGCCTTCATTGCGAAGTTGAACACGATGTCCCCTGTCTTCTTCCCTTCTTCCTCGTGAGGCTTGAAGGGAAGGTTCGCCTTCTTAACACCGTCACCGTGTTTCTCCACAGCATCGGCGTAGTTGGCATCGAACGCGGCCTTGATTTCCTTCATGAAATCCTCGCACTCCTTCTTCGGGATGCGAAGTTTCACGTTGTACTTTCCAGCCGCATCGAACTTTGTATCCGGCTTATCAAGGCTCGGGTACATTGCAACCCCCTTCGGTGAGGTGAGTCGCAGTCTCTGTTGATTAGCCATTTGTAGTCTCCTAACTTGGCTAGTTCCAATAGTATGGACTGTCTAACAACTGAGTTAGGTCCATGTTTCCTCTGGTGGGTGGTTCCGGCAAGTGTACTCCAGAAGGCAACTGAAGTGTGAGTTGCTGCCACAGATCTTTCAATAAGTCTGGGGTAAACATCGTCACTGCTGCTTGTCGCACACATCCCGCAAACGTGCCAGCATGTTGAGCGTGTACTGAACCTGAGTCATGCACAGGGAGGATATCTTTAATCTCCTGTTGCGAACACAGTTCAACAATCTCACCCAACAAGCCACCCACTCCATCCAACGAATGAATGTAGTTGGCACACATCGCGTTTATATTTTTTCTCCTATTTTTGCGATCAAGTGGATAGCGAAGACGATGCTTCCTAACCACGGGACCTATGGTTGTTTGTACATCACACTTCCCCATGTGGGGGTAGTCCATACGAACAAGGAATCCGTTTGGTGTTACCCACTGGATGGCTACGTCGTTGTCCATACAGATGGTGGCTACAAGCCTGAGCCAATCCATACCAACACGGGCTGACTTAACAACCTCACCAATAGATTCCCAAATTAGTTCAGCAAGGAAATGACAGGGTCTATAAGTCTCTTCTCCGAAGGGGTTCTCTCTCCCCTCCGCAAGGCACTCATAGAACCACTCGTTCGTGTACTCCTTGCAAGAGTAGAACACACTGCCATACGTCAGTGTCATACCCTGTCTCTTCGTTGTCTTCCGTGTGATACCAAATGCCAACCACTTGGCAGCGTATTCGTGATCACTCTCCCTTAGTTTGTCCTTGACAACTGTCTCCAACTTTTGGATGACGGTATCTGCAATGTCTCTGTATGGGTCACCGGGGGTGTCGCGGGGCAAGCAGTTAGTTGCGAGTCCTGCAACAGGATCTAACAAAAGTTTTGCATAGATCTGGAGCCCCTGAGTGGTAGCGTCCTGAGCAACAGGCAGGTTGGAGACAAACCCTTTGCCATGCTCAAGGAACGCTGACCACTCAAGAGCGGAGGAGAGAAAATGCCACGGCTCATCTGCCTCAGTCCATTCCATGTGTCGAAACGGATCAGCCGCAATTCTCTGTAGTTTGGCATCGTTCTCCTCAACCCAACGAACCCTGTCGTTGAATGAAAGTTTATCATGTCCCCACATATTTGCCACATGGGTTGCCAACCAAGCGGCCCCATTATCATCCGTAATGGGTACACCCCTATGGAACCGAAGTAAAGCCTTAGACCAGTCCGGCCCCTGAGGTTGGAGGAAGTAGGGCAGCGGGTAGTATCTGCCTCTGAAACAAAGTTGACCGGGGTACCACAAGGGGGCATCCCCGAACCTGTCAGCAAGGTACAGAACCTTTGCAACTTGAAGGCGTTTACTCTGCTGCCTCTCATTCTCGAAGTGAATACGTGCCGCCGCCTTCCTCCAAACCCTTCTCTTATCCTCGTCCGTATCAATGTCCAATGGCTTAGTTGGTAGGGGTCTGTCCTCCATGGAAGGGAGTCCACCGGCGGCGAGTCCGGTCTCCCAGAAGTACTTCATGACCCCCACCAACTTAGGCTCGACAACATATCCGGTTCGCTGAAAAGTGTTTACTGCGTTATACACCTTAGGCATGTCGAGTAGTGTTAACTCTTCAGCGTAAGACTTGTTACGAGTCTTTACCAACCCCCGGTTTCTAAAGGACGAGTTGAGATACCCGCCTTCCCTCTGCGGGCCCCAGTCTCTTGGAGGCTCAACCATTGGTAGTAGGACGGGCTTAAGTATCTCGCTCTTTCCGTGCGATTCTTTAATCCATCCCAATAGTTCTTCAGTGGGGCGGACCATAGTCGATTGTCGCCCCCTCGTGTCCGTCCTTGTCGCTATCTCAATGATCCCTGTTGACTGTCGTAGCAGTTCAATGCAGATCATGCCCACCGACACCGACTCTTTCTTGGGCCACCCATCAAACTCTATCTCATGGTACTTCGCTGTACTCTTAATGAACTTAGCCTTCGTCTCATACGAGCGATGCCTGTCCATTGTCCTGTTGATCTGTCTCCACAGTGAAGGCTCCTCCTCTTTCAACCACCGGAACTTCACCTCGTCTTCTAACAAACGAGCCACGTGAATTGAGGTGGAGAGTATCTTCCTGTGTAGAGATATCGAATCAAGTATGCAACGAGCAGTGATCGCAGCGACCACCTCGGGATGCAACTGTTCGAGATAAGGGTGCGCCCGGTGGAGTTTACCGGGCTTATCCTTGGCTTCCTTAAGCCACAACCTCACCGCCTCCCCCATTAACTCCACCGCCTCCGATAGGAGACGCTGGCCGGGGAGGGTGGTTGATTCAATACCTAAGTCCCTAGCCTTGTTGACCGCAGACCAGTAACGGCTGCGGCCTAGTTCAACCATTTCCTTTTCAATGTCACTCTGCCTCACGCTTCCCCCCCTATGGGGCCCAGCCACATCGCCCACGAGTATGACTGGGCCCCTGACTTTGAAAGGAGTTCACATCTAGTCGAACAGATCCAACTGCTCCTCTTCCAATTCATCCTGTAATTCCATCAGGATCACACGCAGTTTGGGTCCTTCAACCTTGTTGTGGAGGAGTTGTGTAGTAAGCAACTCCCAGACAACCAACGCAACAGCCTGAGCATTAAACATACCAGACTCTTGCCCCTTCGTAATGAAGGTGTCGAAAGCATCGAACCAAACCACGCCCGTATCCTTAGAATTCTCTAACAATTCTTCTGGACTGCGTGGACATGAGTTCAAAAGTCACCTCCGTTGGATGCCTGCACCACGACCGGGGTATCGAAGGATCGAACCGGGGTAGTGCCATCAGCCTTAAGTGTACCAAAGCGTTCGCTGAAGAGGTCGAACATCATTCCGTTTCGATCCCGTCGAGTGAAGGCAGACTTACCTCGGTCATGACTGGTGAACGCTTGCATCAAACGCCACACTGTCTGATCCTCAGTAAACTCCTTGTGCTCTGGGTTATCCCAGTGCTTGTACACAGAGACCGCACCAGCGGGATTCACGATCCCTCTGACAGCCGACTCCAGACATAAAGACTGGACCGCCTGCCTATGCGACCGACTCTCTGCGTCAAGCCCCACGCCTTGTAAGGACTGCGTGAGATTCAAGTACCTGCGGCACTCATTCTCAATGTTCTCACACATCCTAGTAATCCTGTTCTTCCAGCGAGGAAGTCCGCTCTCATCAATGTTGTTCACGTACTTCGTATGCTTGGTACGGAAGAGACCCAAGGGGGCCAACACCATACCGTTGCTACATACAAACGTCTCGTGACCAGCACCGATTTGAAGCGAGTGCTTCTTGTTGTGGCTGTTGATCAGGAACGATTGCCACTGGAATGAAGGGTCGGCTGGGAGATCCTTGTGGGCAATACCGAAGCCAGCAAAGAAGTTGCTGCGGTAATCGTCCTTGCTCAGGTAGAGCGTAGGTTCACTCAGCACGAAACCCATCCGATCCATTGTGGCGGTGAAGTAATCCATCACCTCATGGTGGGGAAGAGGGCGATGGGTCTTCGTGGGATCAGGCATGGGGTTGTGATGCCCGACCTGATCACGAGTAACCAACTGCCCCCAACCAGCACCATCGAATGGTGTTGGACTCTTCGGGGTAACGATACTGTCCTGTAACGTTGCAACCATGCTTAGTCTCCTTATACATTGGTTGACTTTGGAATGTACTAGTCAAAGTATACAGCACCTCGACCGTGTACGACAATAGAGATGTCAGGAATCTTATTCATTTTCTCTGACATATTACCTGCACAGAGCAGGCATTTCTCGCATGTAGTCTTCTTGCCCGCCTCCTCAGAGGCAGGACACATGATCTCCCCTGTCAACAGGGGTTCATCGGCGGATCGACACCGGAACGTTCTCCACCCTAATCTCCTCGCTATCCGTGCCTCCCATTCATTGTCCACGGATGCCATGCACGCCTCCCTTAGGGTCTGGTCGCATGTCCTCCACTGATGGGTGTACCCAGTCCACCCAGCAGCGTGTCTCTTGAGGCGCGACCAGACCCGTGTCGGGACAGCAGCCGGGTCACCATAGGCACCTAGCCGCACGTGTCTCCCCCCTGTTATCTGGGATAAGTCTTTGATCTTTGGATATTTGCCATCTTTGTACGCCTTCCAGACAGCACGGGGACCGTGGCCTACGTTCACATAGCAGGTACGCTTCCCGTCTATTCGCCTGTGAGGGCAGTCCCCGCAGATAGATACATCCTTCCCTTCTTCCACTGCTTTTATTGGAGAGATATGTTGGGGGAGTATCCATGTTTGAATCATATCTCCCGTCTTTACATTCACAGACTTAAGGGTAGCCACCACAAAGATAGGCTCCCCGTCAAGTAACGAAGAGCCTTCCCACAGCAGCACACCCCCACGCTTAGGGAGTTGCTTTAGTTTCACTGTCAGTCTCCTGTGTTATGTTTATTTATTTTTACCCTAATCTCCCCCTTCATCCACTGCTCCGCTAAGTGTCTCGGAACGGAAACCCCTCCCTCTGGACGGACGGGTCTTCCATCATCTTCGCAGATGTTTAGTTGAACCCAATCAATTACCTTGGGAAACTGGTGATCCAAATCAATGACCTCACATACGATCCACGTTACCCTGTCGGTGTCTGTTACCGTTACCTTAGCCATCGTTCACCTCCTTGATTCCCTTCAGTGAATCAGCGATATCAAAGTACATGTGGTACAACTCAGCGAGGTACTCCATGTCCTTGATGTTTGATTCCTCCCTCATGTGGGCGGGCTCAACTTCCTTCAACCTCTGTATCCCTAGATACAGGGCTTGACTGATGATGTATTGACCCCGTGGTCCGATGGAGAAGGTGTATCGTTCTTCAGCCGTCTTCAGTTTATCTATCTGTTCTTGTTTATTCATGGTCTGATCCTTCATAAGGGAAATGGTTTTCATCTAGTACCCAGTACGCAGCCTCCTCAACACACGCTGCATACTCACTCATACCTACCTGTCCTTCAGGAAAGAACCCGTAGAAGTCTACGTCAGACAGACAGCGGATACCTAACCCACATATCTTCGACACCTTTTTATCTACGTCTTTCCTAAAGGTGAGCCACTCAGTTGTCAGTGTTTCGTTACTCATTAGTTGTCTCCACATTTTCTGGACACAGCAGTCCGAACCTAACGCTTAGGTCCTTCATACTCCTCGCCATCAGGGCCTTACCCTTTAGTCCCTTCCCCCACCTCATCTCATCGGCTTCAGTACAGCGGTCCTCTGCTG